TGGCTTAACGAATCTTCCAATTTTTTTAAGAAAAACTCCATTTCCCTCAAGGACTGATTGAAGGCAGAGAATCTTGTTAGAGGCAAGGTCGATCTCGTCAAGGAGCAAGATTGCACCTCGCTCAAGTGCTTCGATGACTGGGCCATTGTGCCATACGGTTTCGCCATTAATAAGACGGAAACCGCCAATAAGATCATCTTCATCTGTTTCAATAGTAATGTTTACACGAATAAGTTCTCTACCCAACTGAGCACATGCTTGCTCGATACTGAGTGTTTTTCCATTACCTGATAGACCTGTAATGAATGTAGGGTAGAATAATTTAGAAGAAATAATTTTCTTTACATCTGTAAATGAACCGAACTTAACAAATGTATCTTGTATTTCTGGAACAAGATTCTTTTGAGCAGCAGGTGCACTAAAAGATTTTTCAATCTCCTTTACATCGTTTTCAGTAACTTGGAGATTCCACTTACCTTTAGTAACTTTATACTTTTGTAGTTTTCTAGTAACTGTGTTGTAATGAATATCATTCATAGCACAGAATGCTTTGACATCTGGAGTAGTGAACTCGTTACCGAAATTACTTCTAAGTCCATCAACAACTTGTTGTTCGGTCATTTTAGTTTCAAATGGTTTAAAAGGCATGATTAGTTTTTTTATTTATACACCTATTATACCAATAAAAAAGGGGGTCGTAACCCCCTAGTGGACAGTTTGTTAACTGGTTTACTATGCTACAAACTCCATGAACTTACTTAGAACTTTTTTGTTGAACTTCTTGGCACTTAAACTTTTACTAAATGCACGTTTGATCTGTGCCTTTGTTGCGTCATCTTGAACTGAGAATTCAGAATTATTTGCCAAAGATTTTGCTGACAATCCAAAGTAAACACTGTAACCTACATCCTCTAATGCAACTGATTTATCTTTCCTAAACATACGTGAATACTTTTCAGCATCATCACCGTAACCTATATTCTGTCTTATGAAATACTGAGCATCACGATTTCCAATTAACCTAATACCAATGAAATTGACATCAGTAAATTTATCACGAAGATTGTTTAGAAATACAGGTGACATCCCACTCCATGAACCTGTAAAATTATATGTTCTACCAATCTTTCTGTCTCTAAGGAAAGAATTACCATGTAGATGACCTGTTCCTAGATATGGTTGATCTTCCCAATGACGTTGTACCTCTCTATGATATCCAACTTGACATCCTTCTCCATCAGTAAGAATTACACATTGAACTTTATCTACTTTATTTTCTTTTTTGAACTGTGGTAGTAATTCATGTAATGCAATAAAAGTTTCATTCAATGGTGTACCAGACAATCTTAATTGCTGTGGAATATCGTAGTCTGAATAATTACGAACAGCATGTGCAATTCTAAAGATATACTTCATCTGTAAATCTAGAGTCTTATTATTTACTTTACTTGTAAAGAAATTCATTAAACTAAAATGCTCTGGAAGTGCAATCACTCCTGCTCTTGGTTCATAACATTTTGCCCTAGTACCATCATCATCAATATGTGTAGGTGGATGATCGTTTGTGAATGCATATACTTCAAAAGGTATTTGTACTTTCTTACAGAACCACATCAAATTGTATAGTTGCTTTATAGTATCAAGCATTACATGACTCATTGACCCAGACCAATCAAGTATGAATACTAATCCATGATTCTTACCATCAGGTAATGTTGTAACTTTTTTGAATAGATCTTCATTATATTTAAATGTATGAAGTTTACTACAGTCCAATACACCTGTTTTAGAAACTGCAGAGCGAGCATATGCATCAGCACTCTTTTTCATTTCAAATTCTTTTACAAGATAGTTAACTTCTTTCTTTGCAGATGATTTAAAATCTTGATAGTCTGAATCTATTTCGTCAAAATTTTGCATTTTTGATCTAGAAAATCCATACAATCTTTCGTATTGTTTTTCTGCTTCTTCATCATATGTCCAATGCTCTTCACATTCGACTTGTATTCTTTCGTTGCGAATAATAATCTTTTCTAAATCTACCTTTGGTATTTCAACATAAACATTTTCAGCAGTTCCTTCATCAGTCAAATCTTGAATGTTTTGTTCTAATGAACCAACAGTTCTAATATCAATGTCCATATCATTACTATGAACTCCACCAGTTGTTGGTGCTTGTTTTATCTCAGAGTCTTCTGATTGATTTCTTGACTCTGATTCTTCTGAATCATCTTCATCTGAAGAATCACTTTCTGATCTAGTTTGATACTCTTGATCATCGTTTGCTTTAGAATCACTTTGTTCTGAAGAACCATCACCAGATGGAAGTTTTACATCAATACTCAGTTCACCTTTCGATATCTCTTCTTTATTTTTCATCCATTCCAAATCAACACCCTGAACCAATTTAGATGCTTCTAAAACTTCATCAAAAGTTTCACATGCATTTACTTTATCTACTATCTCTTGCTCTTGATCTGTAAACTGAATATCAACAAAAAGACCAATTTTAAATTGTAAGTTTATTCTATCAGCAAAACTCAACTCAGCAAGTTCTTCATCAACAACAGAAAAGAAGTCTTCATCATTTAACTCCTGATATCCATGATAAAATGTTTTAGGAAGTCCTGCATATTTACGCTTCATTAACTTCTCAATACGCACATCTTCTACAATGTTTACAATAGATGGATGAACTTTATGCTCTAATAACCAATTGATGTCAGGAGTGAATAATGCATGTCCAACCTCATGAGCAACTAACATATCATATACCGTGTTAGATGCTCTATCCCACATCGGAAGTGTTAGTACTCTAGTATGTACATTAAACTGTGCTGTTGAAACTTTTTTGTGCTCAACTACTAAATCTTCAGTTGCAAGAAGTTTTGCAAGTAATCCTTTGACTTCGTGTTTAACTGTATCTGGCATGATGATGTTTTATTGATATACCCATTATAATAAGAAACCCTCCGCTTGGAAGGGTTGAGTAGACGGTTTAATAACTGTCCACGTCTTTTCTTTGCTTGACGCAATGCTTGTGGTTTGAGGTGACGCTTCTTTTCCTTTTTGGAATGATGCTGCCAGTTAGGTAGTTTCATCAGACTAGTTTACTGAATCCTTTTATTTTATCAAATTTTATAATTTTGTCAAAACTATCTATGAGATCATCAGTCTTATGTGAGATAATAAAAACATTTGCATCACTTACAACATACTTTATTATCTTAGTAAAGTAATCAGTTCCAAAACCATCTAATGAACTATCAAAAATTTCATCAAGTATCAAAAGGTTGGTGCTTGCAGAGTTTTTCATTCTTGCAATCTCTCTCCAAGTGAACAACAAAGATAAGTCTATTCTCATCTTCTCTCCTTCAGAAAAAGATTCATAACTAAATTTATCATGTATTGGAGATTTGACACTCTCTTTAAATTCATCATCTAAAGAAAAGTTAATATAAAAATCCATCAACTGCAGATACTTATTAATCTGCTGATTCATTAAAGGAAGATACCTTTTGATTATTTTTGACTTGACTCCACCATCTTTCATCAAGGCATGAGCAAATTCGTTGTAAACGTTTTTCTCACTCTCCTGTGATTGATTCTTTTGAAGTCCTTCTAGTTCTCCGAGTAATTTATCTAACGCATGTCTTTCAGTAGTTCTATTTTCAAGTTGTTCGGTAATCGTTTGAATTTCTTGTTCAATGTCTCTGGTCTGATTTTGAAGTCCAGAAACCCTTGTGCTTGTTTTAGAAATTTCATGCGTTAGTTTGGATGCCTCCGAGGTAATTTTCTTGAATTGAGACTCTTTCTCTTCTTCAAGTTTGATCGCTTCCTCTAATTCTTTGTAACCTTTTTCAAGATCTTTTGCCTTAGTTTCAGCGTCTTTAATTTTATCTAGGCGAAACTCTTCTTCTATAGATTGGGTACATGTAGGGCATGTTACATTTTCACTAAAGAACTTATGCTCTTTGGTAATAGTAGATACTTTCTGAGACATTTTACCTCTCAAGTTACCCAATTTTCTTAACTTTGTGTTACAATCCGATAACATTCCCATATCTTTATTGATAGCATCTAACTCTTGACTCATTTCTGCTAAGTCATCTTCATATCTTTCAATCTGTTCATTAATATTTTTAATCTTTTCTCTTTTATCTTTCACATCTTTTTTACTTGTATTCTCTATCTCTTGAATAAACCCATTCTGCATATCAATCTTTTCTTCTAAAAGATTTTTTCTAATTGATATTTCCCTAAGTCTTTCATTTACACCTCTGACTCTTTCTTTAAGAATCAATCCCATTGCCGAAAATATTTTAATATCTAATAAGTCTTCGATAACTTCTCTACGATTAGGTGCAGTCAATTGCATAAAAGGAACAAAAGATGCACTACCCAGTATTACTATCTGAGTAAATGATTTATAATTTAACTTTAATACTTGTTCTTCTAACCACCTCTGCTGATCATTGACAGCAGCATTTTGATTCATGACCTTTCCATCTTTATAAATTTCAAATCTTACAGGTTTCATACCTCGAATAACTTTCCAATCCACATTACCAACATGAAATTCCAACTCAACATGACAGTCCTTCTCATTAACCGTATTAATAAGTTGAGATTTATTTACTTTTCTAAATGGTTTATTGAATAATGAAAAAGTTAAAGCATCCAGTATAGTACTTTTACCTGCTCCATTGTTTCCGATAATTAAATTTGTCTTCGCCTCAGTAAGGTTTATCTCTGTAAACTTATTACCAGTGGAAAGAAAATTTTTCCATTTAATCTTTTTGAATATTATCATTCTCTCGTGGTGGGATTACAAAGTCATCTTCAGTGATAATTACATAATTATAATTATACACCATACAGGTCTGAATGGCAAGCTCATTTGGGATTTCCACAACATCCATAGGTGGATAATCTTCTGCTTCCAACAAACCACCATATCTCAAAGCATCATCTTCCTCTTCAAATAAGTACAGTGACCTTTCACCATCATCATCTGATACTGCATATGCACCTTCTTGTTCTTGTCCTTTGATTGTTAGTATGTACATTATTGAAACTCACATGCTTCTCGATAAACGTCCTGCATGATATCCATTACAATAGTTTTATCCAAATCAAAATCAGAGTCTTCAATATATTTATTTAATAATGTCAATGTATTTTCACATTCTTCCTGTGAAAATTCAACGTCATCATCATCTATTTCAAAGTTTTCAACAACTTTAAGATCAATACAACCTGACTTATTAATTTTATCAACATACCTATCAAACTGAAGTTGACTAGATTTATTACGAACAATGACTTTAACAATTTTATCTTTTAGATTTTCTGCATCAAATGACTTTACATCTGTATCATCATAGTATATTTTTTCAAACATAGTATGAGGATTCTGAATAAATTCTAATTTAAATGTTTCAGTATCAAAGATATGAAATCCTCTTGGATCATCTACATCATTCCAATACATCTGATATGGATTTCCAAGATAAAATATTTTTCCATCATTTGATCTAGTATGATAGTGACCAGAGAAGACTACATCAAAATGTTGAAAGTATGATGGATTTAATCCCATAAAGGCATTTGTTTGAACAATACCAGGAAATAAAGAGAACCCATTTAACTCTAAGTGTCCAAATGCTACTTTTGATTTAGAATTTTTAATTGTATTCATTGACTCTTTATAATTATCTTGGCATATCCAAGGCATTAAGAGAGTTTTAAATCCATCAATATCAACTTCAGTTGCAGATGAATAATGTTTTATATTATTGTAAGAAGAAAGTAAAGAATCAATCGCATTTATTTCATTTGTGTTTTTAAAATACACATCATGATTACCTACGATAGTATAAACCTTAGTATTATACTGTGCTAATCTATCGTAAACAACTTCTTTTGCCCAGTCGAGTGCCCAGAAATCAACGTTTTTACGATTATCAAAAGAGTCTCCTAGATGAATTACATTTTTAATGTTTCTTTCTTTGATTGTAGGAAAGAATATATCATCATAAAACTTTTTAAAATACTCATGAAAAACTACATTTGCTTTTCTTGCACCGAAATGAGTATCGGTAATTAAAGCAATCTTCATGAATATTGTTTGTTTTGTATATTTTCTTTGATTGAGTTATAATCTGAGGAACTATAAACATCTCCATCACCAGACATGACTTCTTCAAAACCAGATCTTTCTATAATCTTAGACCTAATATCCATCTGTCTTTTTTCTTTTTGTATTCTGCGGAGGAAAGCATAATGAATTATTTGAGTAAAATAAGCAAAAGGATTGGAAGACTTTTCTGGATTGAAGTTTTTAATATACTGAACACAGTTTTCAATACCATCTGATATCATATCCTCACGAAACATGTAGTTAACAAAGTTTGGTTTATATGATAAGTGTGTTGCTATCTTAAGGAAACATGAACCAAGATAGTTTGTAATTCTAGGTCTGGATTCACCTGCTTCTTCTGCTCTCGCACACTGGGCACGATAGATGACTAATGCTTCTAGGAATTCCTTGTTATTGACATAATGTTCTGACTTACGTTTTCCTCTGACCATTTCATTACCGTCCTCTTTTAGATACTACTATTATACCATTTTTTAGGGTACTTGACAAGGTGCTATAATTGGTGTATAATAACTCTGTAAGGGTTCAAAGGTTAACTAGACTTATATAGCTTCTCTAAGAATACTCTAGCATCAGATACAGAAGATAAGAAACCCATATTTTCATTAATATCAGTTCGATTACTAATCTGATCCTTTTCGTTTAGATACCTATTATACACTTTAATTAAGTGCTTGTCATTCACTTCAGTCATTGTGATGACTTTATCCATATTCATAACCACTGTGGGGTCATCTGAAATTTTCAACCACGGATTTATTCTCACAGCACTCACACCAATCTGACGTATTATTATATTTTCAAAAGTCACGGGACAATCTAAAATCAATATTGTTTTATCTTCTTCTTCGCATGGGCAAACTTTGGCAAATATCTCTTCGCCTGATACCAATTTAATTACTGCGTGAAATTCTTCTTTATCCATTGTCCCTTAAATTAATTTGTATAATTTCATAATTGAATTTCTCTTCATTATATATTTTAACTCTTTCTACTAAATGATTCAGAGTATAATTCTTTCGAGATTTGTAAGAGATATCATCTGCAATATCATATAATACTGCTTTCTTTTTGTTGTCCCCTGTTCTGAGTACTCTCCCTATTGATTGTAGATTTCGTATTCGAGATTTTGATGGGGAAGCAAAGATGACGTTATGAAGGTTCTTAATGTTAATTCCAGTTGAGAAGGTGCCGTAAGAGGCAACGATGATTGCATCTCTTTCCTGTTCTGTAATTTCCCTGATACGTTCTCTTTCTTGTGCTTCGACTCCTCCGTGAACATAGAATACTTTTCTATTGTTTTGTACAGAACTATTTATAGAATCAAATAGTATTTGACCATGTGTTGCAACCCTACTAAACAATATAAGACTATTACCTTTTAAATCTAAAGCAAGATTTTTAATAAATTTATTTCTTTTTACATGTGATATGATGTATTGTATTTCGTCTTCATATGTGTCAAACTTCTGATCTGTATGTTTGAGTATCAACACTCTAATTTGCAACTTAGAAAGATGACCTTTATCAATAAGTTCCTTTGTTTGAGTTACTCTGTATGATGGACCAAACAATCCTTCTAGTACCCACTTATGAGTCTGTGATCCATCTAAAGTACCAGTGAACCCATATCTATACTTAGCACTATCCATCTTCGTCATGATGCTTACAAGAGACTTAGACTTAAATAAATGTGCTTCATCTCCAATCGCAACATCAAAGTCTTTGAAGAATGGTCTTTTCAATTTATATACAGACTGCCATGTAGTAATAGTAACAGCATTTTCATTTGTTTTTTCCTTTCCTGAATAGATTCGGTGACAGTATCGATCTGCATTCCAACCATAATCTTCAAAATCCTTATACATCTGTTCTACTAGTGATGTAGTAGGAACAATTAATAATACTTTTTTCTTAGTTTCTACAAAATATCTCACTACAGCATAAATCATCATTGACTTACCAGATGCAGTTGGTGATATTAAAAGTTTACGATTGTATTTTAATGCATCGTATACAGCATCAACTTGATAATCTCTTGGTTTATATCTTGATATCCGAGTCATATACTCCTTGACTCCTTCACGACTTATTATTTCATTCTCTTCAAATGGTGTACCATAGTGTTTATTATTTTCAAACTCTAAACTATACTCTGACTTTCTTGCCCAGTTAACAATCTTATCTACAAGACCTCCATATACTTCTCCAGTTGCAGGAGAGAACAATCTTATCTTACCATCCCAGTATTTACTGCGATACTGTGGCATAAACTTAGCACCTGGAACATCAAATGTAAAAAGATCTGATAGTTCCTGACAGATTGCTGGTTCTGCTGTTACAGTCACATATACTTCATTTTTCTTTTTGATAGTAATATCAGTCATCACCAATCAGGATAATGATTTATGTTTCCAAGATATTGATAAATCAAATCTAATCCAAATACAAATGTCTCTCCATTTTCATCTTGAAGATAGAAAGGTATATCAGGATACATTCTTTTTGCAGTATGATATTGACTGATAACTGCATAGTCATCATCAATCCATCTTTCTTTTTCTAATTCTTGTTCAGTCACTGTATCCTCTGATAAACTTCTGCCACTCAATCGCATTCTTAAGTTGGAATGTACGATTGCTTATATTTTTTAAAATACTATCTAAGTAATTAATCATTACCTGAAAGTATTCTATTTTAGAAGAGATTTTAATTAAATCTGGATCAGCATCCATGTACTTATCGACATCTTGCCTTAAGACTTTATAATCAAATGGTTTGTCGATATAAATTTCTGGATCTGCTTTACCTGTATAATACTGCCACTTTTCTTTTTTGGATATTTTAAATTTAGTCTCCTCCATTTTTTTAAGGAGAATTAATTTGTTTAAAATGTGATAATACTTGGCATGTAATGAGGGAATTTTTGTTGACTCAGAATGTAAGTTATCTTCGTCTAGTTTTGAATCTTCGTTCCATAATGTTTGAATTTCATCAAGGTTCATAAATTAAGTAGTAACTTCTATATCATATATAGAATACTTAAATGTTGCCTCGGCCGTAACATATTTTAAATCTTCTTGCGTTGCATCAAAGTTAATTGCAGACAATCCAACAGGGAATGTATCTCTAAAATTAACCTTTGCAATTACATTAAAGTTGCTATTATAAATTAAAAGACTTGCATCTGAATATTCATTATATGGTGATCTACCACTAGGATCTTGTATATACTTATCTTCATTTTTTAGTTCCGCAAATTCTGAAATTGAATCTGGGTATCCTAATCCTCTCAACCATTTATGTACTTCAAGATAATTTTCTAAATTTTCATCTACAAAAAATCTTAGAGTAAAATCTTCATAACTTATTTTATCTCCAGGAATTGGAATATCTCTCAAGTATGTTGGTTGTTGAGCAAAACCTAAGTTGATTCCAGGTATTGATGCAGAGTTTGAAAAGAAATCTGCCTTTGGAACTTTAGTCACAATAAACTTAAATCCAATAGGAGACAAGAAGTTCCTATTTGACAGTTGAGTTACCTTCCAATTGTCAGTTTGTTCAGTCATAATTAATCCTTCGGATCATCTGTTATAGTTTTCATTTGCTTTCCACTTGCGTTAAAAAGTCTTCCTTTACTTAACATAGTACCAGTATGCTCTGCTGATTTAGCAGATTTTTTCAATTCTTTAGGATCTTTTGATAGATCTTTTTTAATTACTATGTCACTGTATTTGCCAGGTCTTTGAACGTAACGTTTTAAATCTACAGATTCATTAAAATCTTTGAAGGATTTCATTCTCCTCCACCTCCATTACCACCACCGTTTCCTCCACCATTTCCGCCACCATTACCACCATTACCATTTGATTCACCACTATCGTTGTCATTATCTTTACGTAAGTATCCACCGTAACCTACACGATATCCACCAGGAATTTTTTTACATTTTTTAGAATCATTGCAATAGTATTCACCATCTGGGCATTTCTTGCCTTCTTCAATGAAGTTGTTAAATGATTTCATTAGTGTAACTTTTTAAGTATTTAGACAAAAAAAAGGAGGATTACTCCCCCTTTCTTGGATTTTTGAGATTCCAACTCCCAGCATTGAATACATCAAGATATACCCACTTTGCATAATGTATTCCACGATAACACAGAAAGGCAAACACCCTCTCTGGATTATGAATATCTGGATCAAATTCTGGGATTTCTGGTGGTTCCCAATTTAAACGTAACATTTGCCTTTACCTCCTGTAACATATTTATTGTTAGGAAACGTTGACAAAAAAAAGAGACCCCGTAGGGTCTCCGTTGATACAAAAGGAATTATATCCTTTCTTCTTACATAAGGTTAAGAACTTTAACACGTCTGTAGTAGCGGTTAGCATTCGCCTTAATTCTACCAAGACCCTGAGTAAGACCTTCAGCAAATGGGTTTGCGACCATACCGTAGCGGGTCTTAAATCCAATTTTTGGTTGGAAGGTGTTCTCTCCAACTGCACGAACCATCTGTAGTGGAACATATGGGCAGTAGAACAGTCCAGCGTCATAAGGTGAAGAACCTTTGTATCCAACAACGTAGTACTGAGTATCAGATACGTTTGCTGAATATGGGTCAATGTATACTCTGTACTTACCTTGTAGAACACCAGCAAATGTATTACCTGTGTCGTCTACGTTTAGGTTAGCGTTAAGAGCAGGAGTGTAATCAAGTACACCAGCCATTGTCAATGCAGAAGCAACGTCAGCAGAGCAAAGGATCATGTTACCCTTTCCACGACGAGTTCTTTGTGCGATTGCGTTAGCATCTCTTTCAATCTGGAAGAGTAGTCCCTTGAATTTCTCAACTGACCACCTACCGTTACTGTCAACGTCTAAGTCGAAGGCACCGTCTGTTGCTGTGTTAGCAATAGCACCTGTTTCAGCAACCTTGTAGATTGTTCTGATAACTTCTCTGTTGATTTCAGCAAGTATCTCTGTTGAAAGGATATTTGCTAACTCAGCCTCAGCGTTCAATCCGTGGATTGCCTTAAGGTCTTGAGCAAGTTCTAAACTGTACTCTGCCTTTAGTGCTCTGGACTTCGCAGTAACTGTAACTTTCTCGATTGAGAATGCCATCTCGTTGAACTGGTTGCCAGAACCGTCGCCAAGTGCTTCAGAGTCACCAGTTGCCATACCCTGACCAACTGCGTAGTCGTCTTGAGTAGCGTCTGATGATGGGTTAAGAAGTCCTGGGTTGGATCCATGCTTGGCACCAGGTGTAGTAGTACCAAAACCAACTGATGAACCGTCACTTGCATTTGCAGTGTAACCGCCCTGAGTAGTGTTGTTACCATCATCCTGTGCAGAGAATGAAGTATTTACTTCGTCGAAGAATGTCTCGTCGCCTGACTGAGAATCTCTACGTGATCTCATCGCAAAGATAAGACCTGTTGGTCCGTTCATTGGTTGAACACCAGCAAGGTCATAAGCGACCAAGTTAGGCATTGAACGTCTGATTAGACTGATTAATACTGGGTCGAAACCAGCAACTGGACCGCCAGCGGTTGCTCCGCCACCGAATCCACCTGAACCACCAGCTGCGTTTCCTAAGTTAGTTGGTGCTTCTGTAAGGAAATTTCTTTCCTCGTTTAAAAATTTTTCTTGGTTCTCCAGAAGAACTGCGGTTACCATTCTGCGGTGCTGATCCTTAATTGGTTCTGCACTATCTGCATCTAATAATGGGGCCCACTTCTCCTGCAGTTGTTCACCATTGAACATTTGCATTTGAATTTACCTCTTTTAGTAAAAGTGTTGTTTGTTATAATATAGAAATTACTTCTTAGCAACTCTCTGAAGAGTACTTAGATAATTGGCCATGTGTCCAGTTGCCTGAACTTCCTGTCCATTTTCTTCAGTAATAAAATCAGAGCTGTCACTTTGATTGCTAACTACTTGTTTTGTTGGGAAATAAGAATTTCTCAAAGTAACTAGTTTCTCACGGTAATCGTTTTCAGTTTCAAACTCAACACTTTCAGCAAGAGAAGCAAGTTTTTCTTTCTGAGTGACTGCAAGTCCTTCAGAAACATCACTTAAAATTCCATCAGATGTAGATTCTGCTAATCTCTTGTTCAAATTGACATTCTTGTCTATTTGCTCATTGAGTTTTTCTTCCATTTCATCAAGTTTATTTACCATGCTCTCAAGTACATCGTATTTATCTTCAGGTACGGATACATAATGTTCTTCAAAAAGTCCTTTCAGACCTGTCATAAAGGACTCGGATAATTCTCCTTTTAGTCCTTGATCAACTGCGAGTTGATTTTCTTGCATCCATTCAGATGCAACATACTCTAGATAAGAATCAACTCTTTCAGTAAGTTCATTCTTAAACTCTGTAACTTCTTCGGTAAGTGCTTTAACATGATCGGCTTCCAATGCTTCTTCAATCTTAGCAACTTTAGAATTAATTGCTGCTTCAAAGATTGTTTTTGCTTTTTCTTGGAACTCTTCTGATAAATCTTCACCAGCTACAAGAGCGTTGATGTCATCATTGACATCTAATTCTTCTGCTTCCTCCTCTTGGGACTCAGCAACTACCTCTTCGGAATCGGATGCTTCAATTGCTTCCTTCATCTTCTCACGAAGTTTTGAAGGTGCTTCTTCTTCAGCAACTGTTTCTTCTTCAACTGTCTCTTCAGTAGAAACTTCTTGTTCGGCAACTACCTCTTGCTCTTCAGATTCGTCTACTTCGACTTCCTCTGGGACGTTTGTAAGTTTTGCACCAGGTTGTACATCACCAGGTTTAACACCTGACTTTGCATTTTTGGTGATAACGTCTTTTACTTGTGATAGACTTGCACCAGGTTCTTTGAACTTGGCAGAGTCGTCATCGACTTTGTAATTTTCTGGGGTAGGTCCTCCAAGATCTTCATAAGTTGCAGGTGTTCCACCTGTTTGTAACTTAGGCATCGCTTCTGCAGGTTTTGCATTAGCGTTTACAGCGGTCTTGGATTGAGTTGTGCCTACTTCCATTTCTTGTAAATTTTTTCCACGGGACATTTGATCTCTCCGATTACCTTTAGTAATTTGACTATATTTATTTATAATTTAAAGATTTGATAAAAAATCATTAAATAGACTTAACTTCTGCTCTTCAAGTCTTTTTTGGTCAACTAGAGTGTTTATTCTCTTTTTTGTGTGGGACGCTAGTTGTTCACGGAGTATACCTCCATCCCAAACCCACTCTTTTCCTTCCATGATTCCAGACACAAATGCGTCAGGTGCAGATGGATCTGCTACAATATCTGCAGCAGTTGCTAATTGAAAGTCTTCACCTACAACATTATGACCTTCATTATTCATTTTTAATGAACCAATACCACGAGATGACACTCCAAGTGTCACACCCTCACCTATTAAAGATGATGCAATCTTACCCATTGGTGTTGAAAG